GATGACGCCGCCCTGGTGAAAAAACGGAATAAATGATGTCGTTGTTTCCACCATAGCTGCGGTCATTAAAGCCGAGGCCGCCACGCCTAATGCCACAGCCGATCCAGTTAGGGCTCCGGCTGCCATGGTCATAGAGGCAACCGTGGTCGTGGCCGTCAACGCCTCATAAAGCTGAATTGCCAACCCCGCAATTTGCAAAACCGCCCCGGCATAAACTAGCGCTTGCGAATTGGTAGCGATCCCGATCCCGGAGAGCAGGAGACCCCCGGCGGCAAGACCGAATTGGGCCGTGTTCGCATTGAAGCCGATGCTGGCGGCCTGAAGCCCCTGTGCCGCGATTCCGAGTTCGCCGGCTACGTCCCCGGTGCCGCCTTTACCTACCGGTGACGCAGGTCGTAACATCTTGGCGGCTGAATCGAATAGTTTTGTAGTAGCGCCCTTATGCAGTTCCCCGATGAGCCCTGTGAACATTGTCTTCCCGATGTCTTTTAAGGTCTTTTTTTCCTGTGAAAGTACACCCTGGAGGCCGGAAGAAAAGGCGCTCTGGAAACCGCTTTCAAGACCGCCCATCATATCTTTGAGGGTATTTCTCGAATCTGCTTCTTTCGCCCGCCCATAAGCCCAACCCTTAACCCCCTTGTCCTGCTCCATTTCCTGATTGAATTTCTTGGCCTGGGCAGTCAAAGCCTGGAGGCCCCGCAATTCATCAGCTTGGGCTTTGTTGATCTTCTTCTCAATGATTTCCCGCTCCAAAGCGCCTTTAGCGATTTCAAGCTCAAGGTCCAGGGCTTTCCGCTTAAACCCAAGCTGATCTTCCAGCACCGGCGAGATATCCGATAACGTAGAATACTGATCCTTATAGAGCCCCTTGATTTCATACTGATTTTTGGCAGCATCGGCGTACATCTGCGCCGTGTCCTGCTTGATCTTCCAGACCATGTTAAAGGCGTCATTCTCGGCGTCCATGGCAGCCTTGCGGGCAGCGTCCACTTCCTTGTTGATTTTCTCTATTTCCTTTTGGATGCTGTCAGCACCTCCGCCGCCCTTGCCTCCGCCGCCGCCACCCTTGCCAGTGCCCGGCATTAACACCTCTGGCGGCTTCGTGTTTTTAATGGTATCTGCGATGACCTGTTGAGACTCCTTGGCTCTTGCTACGAAGGCCGATCTTTCCTGGGGACTCAACCGTTTAGACCCAGCCGCAGATAAAACCTGATCACCCGGGCCAGAAGTTACAGCCCGTTCCGCCTCATTGGGATAAATCACCCCAGCCGCTTCCAATTTCGCCTGAATTAGTTTGCGCAGCCCGGTCAATGCCGCCGCCAGACCGACCACTGTCACCGTGATGATAATGGGGTTCCAGGGACCACTCACAAGCCCCTTTAAAGTTGACAACGCGACAGTGGTTTTGCCGATGTTCATTACCAGCTTTGTCAAGGCGGCACTCATGCCAGCGATCATCGTGGTTACTCTGGCAATGGCGTACAGCTCCAGGATGCTTATGATAAGGCTCTTGTTTTCCTTGACCCATTCGGTAGTTCGGGCGATGACCTCAGTCATCTTTAACGATGCTTCGCCCATGAACTTGGCGAATGATACCAAGGCGGAAACCACGGCTTCCACAGTCGGCTTTAGGTTTGTCCATGCCTGCCCCATGCCCGCCGTCAATGCTACCCCGTTGTTCGTTATCCAGGTGTTTAATTCCTGTGCTTTTGCAACGATGTAATCATAAGCCCCGCCCATGCCTTCCCGACTCAGATACTTTAGATTTCCGATCAGGGTGGTTTTTTGAGCTTCAAGGGTCATTTGAAAGGCATTGCTAGCCGCGGTAATGCCTGGGTAAAGGCTGGCCCACCATTTCAACAAATTACCTGACTTAACCTGCTCCTTAACAACTTCGGCCCAACCCGGGCCGATCCTGTTCTTGAGTTCCATGGCGACCATGGACTCGTCTTTTGCTTGCCCTTGGAGGACAGACCGGATTTCCTGATTGATCTGCTTATTTGACGCCTGGCCGGCAGTGGCCAGTTTTATCCGGGTCACGATAACACCCAGGGCGTCGGCCTCATCCAGCCGGGCGGCGTAACCCTGCTGCACCAACTGGTTATAGGCCATCATCATCTCGGCAGGTTCGGCAGGGGAAACCGCGGCAACCCGCTCAAGTTCACGGGCCATCTGTTTGGCATAATCCATGTTGCGCTTGAAGATGTCGCCCCAGTCACCTTGCCCCGGCTTGGCGATATTCGTGAGGCCTGCGGCGATGGAAATTGTGGACATCTTGAACTCATCGGCGGCAGCCATGGCCTTTTGAAAAATCGAAGCTATGCCGTAGAGGCCCCCAGCCACCGCCACAATCTTGAGGATGGACTTCGGGATAGCGTCCAAAGAAGCCTTCATAGAATTTACTGAACCAGTGATCTGGCGGGTGTTCTGGTGGGCAACGTATTGAGCGCGGTTCATGGCGGCTTCGAAGCGGCCAATATTGGCTGACAATTCTACAACAAGCGAACCTAACCCAGCCATCTATCTCCCCCCGTACTTCGGACAGGCCGCAGCAGCAATCACCACCGCTTTTTCCAGCATCATTTTGATCGCCGCCAGAGCTCTTCCACCCTGCTGATCAAAGGCCGGACGCATGAACGGCTTGGCCGCTTGCTTTGACGTTCCGAACTCATTGAAGATCCACCAGTAGGCGGGCTCTCCTTTTCCAGTTTTTCCTTTCCCCCGGCCAGGCCATTTTTTCTTTAGGGTAACGCCAACCCGATAGCCGATGTTGTCTGGATGTGATCCACGTTTGCGATAGGCCACGATGCTCTTCTTGGTGGCCCCAGAGGCCACAGGAGCATTTGCCCTGGCCTGATCCCGGATGATAGCTGCCCCAGCCGCTACCGATGCCCCCAGCGCCTTCCCAGCGATCCTCTCCGGCATTTGCTTTAACGCCTCTGCGAGTTCTTTTAGGCCCTTGATGTTGACGGTTACGGTGTCAGACATTACCGCCTCGTCCTTTCCTTTGCCCCCGCCCGCGCCAATGCTGATAACCGCTCGGTTTCCCGGTCCTCATTTTCGAGAAGGAAGTATGCCTGCCATTCGCTAAGTTCAAGTGAGCTCATCCGACTCATGAGGTCGCCGTGAGTTAATCCAAGTTCTCGGGCGAGGGAGAACTGAAATCTTCTCTCAGGGCGTTGCCGGAGTTTTTTACCAATTCATCCATGTCCTTCTGCCCGATGCCGGAAAGGTTCTGCGCCACGGTGAACAGCCGGTCGATGGCGGCGCCGTTCTTGGCGGCCAGGGCGGTCACGTCCTCATGGGAGAAGAGTCGGACTCCGTCCTTGTCCACCACCGTCAGGGCCACGAGCTTCGCCCGGAGGTTCTTTGTCACCACCTCGCGGGAACCGTCGCGACCCTTGGCCCCCAGGATGGACTCTTCAAACTGGTCACGCTCGCCGGCCGTCAGGGATTGCACCCGGACCTTGCCACCCCATTCCGAAATTTGGATTTCTTTGTAACTGCGGTCATCCGTTTTGAGAATCTTCTCCCGTGTCAACAGTCCTGCCATAAATCCTCCCGATGGTTAAAGGTTAAGCCCCGACATCCCGAGTCAGCACGGTGGTTCCGGCCACGATGGTGACCTTCGTGGTGTTAGTGTCGCCCACCTTGCCGCCCAGGGGGTTGTAAGCGGAGATGATCCCGGTCCCGGTGAAGTGCGGGGTCGTGGGAGCGGCGACGTCAGACGTGGCGCAAATGTCCACGTCCACCGCTGCGCCCACCAGGGGGAACAACGTTGCGTCCACGTTGGCGGCGTCGTAGTCCTGGTTAAACTCCACGTCGATCTTCCAGTCCAGGAGACCCGGAAGCCGGTTCTTGTTGAGGTCACCCATTGCGGTTGACTCAGGGGTTTCCGCCGAGTAGTCAATGGTGACACTCCGGCAATGATCTGAGAGGTCTACCAGGGCGCCGTCGGCGGGGCCTATGGATACGCTGGCGTCAAGCAACACGAATTCTGCCATGATATCAACTCCTTACAGTTTTATTTATGATTAAAAAATTCCCATGGCCACCGCGAATAAGAAGCTCTCATCCGTCCCGGCAATGGTGAAACTCACTCGGTAAAAAGTATCGGTAATCGGGCCGTCGGCGGTCTTGAACTCGTACCCCGGAACCCCAGCAATCTGCGTGAAGGTCAAAACCGTTGTAGGGCTGCCAAACCCCACCAAGGCGTCGCTCTGGATAATCACGTCTAAGGTATCGCCTGCCGACCCCGCAAAGACGTGGAGGAGGCCATAGAGCTTCTGAGCAGCCCCCACCGCCCCAAGTTCCATGATGGTGCCTGTGTCGCTGGCCGTCTTTGTGGTCTTGGGGAACAGGATGGTACCCTTGATAAGCGCCCCATTGCCTTGCCCCTTGACAGAGAAGGCCATCACGTCGCCAACCTTGCCCCCAGGGGAATAGGCCGAGATGTTCGGCTGAAAGAGGAAACAGGCCGTCTCATCCGCCCCGGTTACCGCCATGGTCATGGGGATGTCTGACAGGCTCATGTTGTCGAACAGAAACTTATCCGGGTTGATGGCATCAAAGTGGCCGTTGAGGGAAAAGCCGGTGTCCTTCAGCCCAGGCAGCCGGGTCTTGTTCGTGTCCCCCATGGCCGTCTTCTCCGGCGTCTCGGCGCTCATATCAATCGCCAGGGCGTTCATGTACCCGGAAAAGTCATACTGGCCGGCGTAAAACTTCGCATTTAACAGGACGGCTTCGCTCATGATGTGACCTCCGAATAAGCAACCTCAGCGTCAATCGCTACCCCGAATT